ATGATCGCATCATTAAAACAAAAAGATCAGTACATAGTAAGACAGCATTTAGAACACGGAAGATCATACGCAGCAATTGCAAGAGACTTAGGTTGCACAAGACAGAACATCAAGTATCATTACGAAAGAATAATAAAGAAATTAAAGGAGAGCTGGACATAAGGAGAAGAAACAAATCCTATCGTCATATGGGTTTTTTCAGAGGTTGGTAGTTAAGAGCTATCAGCCTCTTTTTTTACATTCTCGATACTGTAGAGAACACGAAAGGTTTTTACTAAAAACTTTGCCCTAACCCTATTATACCAGGAGGATACTATGGCAAATTCTAAACAAAAAAACTTAGGTGGTAGACCAAAGAAAACTACCACAATCATCCAGAAGGCCGTTGAAAACAGATCTTTAGAAGATTTATACTGGGCTTTCTTATCGCATTCTGTACACGAACTTAGGCAAGATGGAGAACTTAAAACCTTTTCTGGTAACCACATCGTATCAATGTTAGATTCACTGCAGAAGTTAGATGCTGCAAAAGGTGCGGATAGCAAAGAGCAGATTAATGAAGTGAAGGACTGGTTAAAGAAGGCTGGATAATGGACAAAGAACTTTTAGAAATTATTCAGCAAATGCCGCTAGAAGAATTTATAGAGAAACTTACCATCATCAATAAGCACGGAAAGCAACAACAGTTTCAGCTCAATGCTGAACAGAAACGTATGCTGGAAGCTGCAGAGACTGGTGAGGATATTTTAATTTTAAAAGCTAGACAGATGGGTAGCACTACCTTCTGGTCAGCTTATCTGTTTGCCTTAGCTTACCGCTCTGATGAACCAGTGACTTATGCTATCTTAAGTTATAAATTGGAATCCTCTAAGCAGATCCTGAAGATGCACAAGAACTTTTATTATTCTTTACCCACTGCACTACAGCGTCCACTTGAGGTGGACAATACTACACAGCTTGCATTTGAAGGCGGAGGACGCATCATAGCAGCCGCTGCAACACAGCAGGGAGGGTTACGCTCCTTCACAGCTACAAAGATCCATATATCGGAATATGCGTTCGCTGATGACCCAGAAGAACTAAAGGCTACAGCATTAGCCGCAGTAAATGATGGACAAATTATAATAGAATCTACAGCCAACTACTACAATGACTGCCTGCACAAAGAGATTAAGACCTACGAGCTAAAGCAAGCACAATGGAATTATTTATTTTTTCCTTGGTATGAACACGAGGAATACACTTCGGAGGTACCAGCCAAAGATCTAACTGACTATGAATCCTCTTTAGTAAAAAGTGGTGTAACGCCAGAACAGATTACTTGGCGTAGGCGTAAAGTAGGTAAGTTAGGGATAGAGAAATTTACAAGAGAATATCCTACTACATTAGAAGAAGCATACAGGATAGTAGGGAATACATACTTTTCTTTTAAAGATTTCCAAGACTGTGAGATCATTACACACGATGGAGAGGAATGGCTGACCATAGCTGAGCCTGACCAATCTGATGCGTATGCCATAGGGGTAGACGTAGGTGGAGGTGTAGGAAGGGACTACAGCGTAATTACAGTGATGTCTAAGCGTATGAATGTACCAGTGTGTATGTGGAGATCTAATCAGGTAACACCCATACAGTTAGCAGAATATATTTTTGAAATATCTGAACAGTATAATTCCGCCCTAGTACTTGTGGAAGCAAACAACTATGGACTGGCAACAATCAATGAACTGGGCCACCAAGGATGTAGCCGTATATGGAAAGAAGATGGAAAAGACTTTCTTACCACTGCAAAGTCCAAGCCCTTACTGTTCGAGAAATTAAAAAAAGAAATACAAACTGGTAAGATCTCTTTACTAGATAGCACTACTGCAGCTGAACTGAGAACGATACAGACAGATGACAGAGGAAGAATTAAATTCTTAGATTCTTCTAAAGAAGGTCACAGTGATTCGGCTATGGCACTGGCTCTTGCTTGTTGGTGTTTAGATGCAGTAAGGCTAAAGGATTCTGCTTATTTACCAGATTGGATACTACAGAGAAAAGCACAAAGAATTAAAGAATTAGCTGGTGCAGGCACAAAGGCACACCGTAGATACTAAGTCTTTTACTTTTTAATATATATGAGGGAACACCTATGAGAACTATAGAACAGGCTGTACAGCTAATCAGAACCATCCTTACAGAACACGAAGAATACTTTGATCATCTTAGGCCACAGCTAAAGAGATTTAAAAATTCTTATGAGAATAAGTTCTGGGAAGGACAACAAGTAGACGACAGTATGATCCGTGTAGAAACTGCAGATTGCTTTTCTTACATCGAAGGATTCATCGCAAGTTTATTTTCTAGATCTCCTGCAGTAGCTGTAGGCAAAGATCCAAGTATGACTTCTGGTAATGCTTCAATGGCACAGGAAGTAGTCAACAGATTTCTATTCGAGAAAAGAGAACAGATTGAAATTGCATCAAGGCTTGCACTAATCTACCCTAATTCTTTTTTAAAATTATCCGATGCTAAGTCAGAGGATATGCTTGAGAAGGTAGCTATAAAGGCTTTGCCACCTTGGGAAGTGATAACAGATATGGACGCTTCTTCTTGGGATTCACAGCGTTTCTGTGGCCACGTATACTACCTTACAGTTGCAGAAGCTAAGCAGAAGTTTGGGAACAAAAAGTTCTCGGCTATTCCTAAAGTAGATTACTTCGACACAGACAACAACGCTGCATACAATGGAAAGATAAATAATTTACCTGAAGAATACCTGTACATTCAAGTGGTTGAGCTGTATGACTTCTCCTATGATCATCTGTACATCTGGTCCCCTAACTATTCTGATGGCGACAAGCTACTAGAAAAATCTGAAATACCTTTGAGAACCTATGATGACAAACCACTATCTCCTCTTTGCCCTATTTATTTTGCTAGAAAACCAGAGAGACCTATGTGTGGTCTCTCAGCTGTGGCAAGGGTATATGACCAGTTTTTTGAAAAGAATATTCTTAGGACTTACTGGGCTAATTCTATACGTAGGGATTCCAGACAATACTTATACAAAGAAGGAACTTTAGATCCTGAAGCCTTAGCAGCTATTACTGCTGGTATTGATGGAGCTATGATACCTGTAGATGAACAATCACTTGCTGGTATTATCCAGCCTATTGGTGTAGAATCTATTTCTACAAATTTTGACAGGTACTTAGGACAGATTGAAGCAGATATAAACAGAGGATCTATCCTTGCTCCATTCTCTAGAGGTGAAGCTACTAAAGCAACCGCTACAGAGATTACTGCTTTAGCTCAATACAGTGCGTCAGAGATTGGAAAGTTAGCAAGAGAAAAAGATAATTCTATTGAACTTCTAGCCAGAGCTTATCTAAGAACTGTATCTTTGCTTTGCGAAGAAGGTGAGACAGCTACTATTGAGATAGATGATATGCCGAAGATTATCACCGTAGAAGATCTAGATGCAAAGTTTAAAATTGTAGCACTGGACCAATCCTCTACACCGTTATCAGATTCTATCAAGAAGAATAACTTAATTATGTTGGCACCTCAGCTTATGCAGTTGGGTGTACCAGCAGAGAAAATAAAAGAAGAAATCATCAGACTGTATGACCTGCCTAAGAGCTTCATGGATACACCTGAAGCGGCTCCTCAAGCCGCAGGAGGGTTACCACAAGGAGCTGCAGGAGAACTGCCTCCAGAAGGCGATATAGGCCCTGCAGGAGAGCTACCTGCTGAGCAGTTAAGTCAGATGTTAATGCAAAGGGGTGGGAGAGCATAATGCCATTTTTTAAATATAAATGTGGGGACTGCGGTTCAGAAGGTGAAGCGTTTGAGAGAACCAAGTACAATCCAGAAACAAAAGAAACTTATATGGATAGTGCCAAGTACTGCGGTCAAGAAGAACTGTGGTGTGACTTTGAATCAGGTGAGCAAATTGTAGGCTGTGGTTCCGAGAATATCCACAAGCAGTTGCCTAGATCATTTGGTATACAAGGAGAATCTACAGGCTCTGGCTGCGATGCTAGAGGTTACTTCTCTGCTTCTTTAGGTAAGTATGTGAAGTCTAGAATGGAAGAAAGAAAAATAATGGACAAGTCAGGCTTCGTTCCTCTTTCAGATCTAGGTGGAGATAAGTGGTTCGAGGATGCGACTAATGAAAGAAAAACAAAAATACAACAGCAAAGTAATCTTGAGAACAAATACCAATCACTTGTTGATTCTGGTGTTAGCAAGGAAGACGCTGTTATGGAAACTTGGTCTGCAAAAGATGCAGTCGATGGAACTTTAGACAAAGTATATGATGATTCAATAAAACACTAACGGAGGGCCTTATGGCTATGGAATATAAAAATAAAATGCCTGATGCAGAAGCACAACCAGCGATGGAAATGGAAGTGGTAATTGCAGAAGCTGAACAATCTGAAGATGAAATGTTTGCACAAATGGCTCCTATGGGAGACTTCTCTGCTAATGCTATGAACCGCTTAGTAGATGCAACAAATAAATTACTACCTGCCTTCGATCAAGAGCCTAACTACCCACAGTTCTCTGATCGTGTAACTAGCTTTCCTGGCGACTTTGTTCGTATCCTAGCTATGTTTCAAGGTGCTGTCAATATGGCTGTTGACTACGATGTTATCGATGAAGAAAATGATTTTCTTATGGAAGATATCAATGACGATAGAGCTATTATGATGTTGGCTGGTAAGTTGACTAAGTTGGCTAATGATAGAAATTTTAAATCTTTTCTACAGAACCCACCTGAGACAGAGCCAGAAGAAGAGCCAATGGAAGAAGCTATGGCAGAAGATGCAGCTATGTCAGATGAAGAGATGGATGATCTCTTTGCAGCGAGAATGTAATCGTGGAAAATAAAAAAGGAATGCAGTTAGCTAACGGCTCTGGGTATTGGGAACATTCACCTAACCGTTGGTGGGCTGTAATTCGCAAAGGAACAATGAATCTTTTGGTTAATGTGTTCTCTACTAAAGAGGAAGCAAAAGAAGCTTACGAATCAGCTCAATTCGAATGGGATGAACTTAGGCGTATCGAAAGAGAAAAGTGGGAGAAGAAGTGAGCTTGTATAGAAATATAAATAAAAGAAAGAAAGCTGGGACATCACGCTCTAAGAAGAAGTCTACTATAGATCCCAAGGTCTATAAGCAGATGTCGGAAAAGAAAGGTAAGTTCAAGCCTAAGAAGAAGAAAGGAAAGGGTAATGCCAAGAAAAGTAAATAAAGATGATATGCCTTGCAACAAACCTAGACGTTCTACCAGACCAGGTAAGAAGAAGATGGTTAAGGCTTGTGAGGATGGAAAAGAAAAATTAGTTCATTACGGAGCTAAGGGCTACAAGCATAACTATTCTGATTCTGCTAAGAAGTCCTTTAGAGCCAGACATAAGTGTGACAGAGCTAAGGATAAGATGTCAGCCTCATATTGGGCTTGCAAAGATCTTTGGCCTAGAAACAAGAAGACCACCAATCCAGGTGGCAAGAAAGAAACTTAATCCATTTGGAGGAAATTAAAATGGAAAATACAGACAATACTTCTACACCAGTAGAAACTGTCGAGCCTACAGAAACAGCAGAAGCAACCACAGAGGTTGCTGAAGAAGTTGCGGGTGAGACTACAACAGAACAAACAATAGAAGAGCTTGAAGCAGAGCTGATGAGCATTGACGAGCTTTTAAAATTAAATGAAGAGGACTATCCTGAATTTGAGGATGATGCTAATCATAAGGGAATGAAGCCACTACATCACTGGATGCAGCATATGCCTGAAGACGTAAGAAAGCACGTAGCTAATATGAGAGCTTCTTACACTAGAAAAACGCAGGCTATTGCAGAGCAAAGAAAAGAACTTGAAAATTTAAAGCAAGAACTTTTAAACCAGAAAGATTTAGCGGTAAATAATCCTGTGATTAAGCAAATGCAGCAGTATGCAGAGACTGAGAACGATGTGTATACTGAAGCAGGTTTACAGGCTGAAATTAAAAAGCAAGCAGCACTAATGATGCAAGAAATGATGAAGCCTGCACAACAGCAGATCCAGCTGGAACAAAGACAAATGGAATTGCAAAGATTTAAATCTGAGCATCCTGATCTGACGTCAGATGAACTGAGAAAACCTATTGCTCAAATGCTTGTGGAAAGACCTGAGCTGAAATTGGAAGATGCTTACTATATAGTAAAAAGTAAGTATGAAACCCAGAAGGCTTTGATTGCTCAAGAAGAAGCTAAGAGAACTAAGCAAACCAGAAGAGAAACATTTCAAAAAACTTCTACTGGTAAGTCGGTGTCTCCTTCAGGAACACCTCAGTTTAGATCTGCTTGGGAAGCATTTCAGTATCATAAGAATAATAAAGCAGCTAAGTAATCCAATAGGGTAACTTAGGGAAGTACATCTAAGGGAGGCCCCGAAGGCCTCCTGCTTCACTAGGAGAAGTAATGCCGAAAGGAAAGAGAGAAATTAAATATATTGTAATACATCATTCTGCATCACCCATTGATAGAACTACACCTGAGCGTATTCGTAAGTGGCACGTAGAGGACAATGGCTGGTCTGATATAGGCTACCATTATATTATTAAGAATGATGCTACAGTGTACAAGGCTAGACCTGAGAACAGACGTGGTGCACATTCACCACCTAGAAATAAAGATTCTATTGGGATCTGTGTTGTTGGTAATTATGAGAATGAAGTACCTCGTAAACCTATGATGGATACCTTAGAAACTTTTATAAATAGATTGCTAGAAACCCATGACCTTACTTGGAATGAAGTGACTTGGCATAAGAACTGGCAAGCTACAGCCTGCCCTGGTGAAAAGCTAGTAGAGGTACTTCTGCAGATAAAGCAAAGATATGTCTAGATATTTATTTTACATTTTCTGTACAGTAGGAACAGCATCCAATGCAACCTCCCATATGGGAACACTTGTAAGGAATAGCTTTCCTAGTACATTCCGCAAGGAACACGTAACAAAGAAAATTATTACTTACACTACTTTCTAACGAAAGAACTTTTTAAAACCATATGAGAGGAAAATTATTATGGCTATTTCAAATGACCTGCTGTCGTCAACCCTCTATAGCATTAGAGATGGTGAAGTCGATCAGCTATTTCAAAAGACTGCCTTCTTAGATAACGCCAAGAAATTTGGTGGAATCGAATACGAAGATGGTGGTATCAAAATTCAACGCCCATTGGCATTGGAAGAACATTCAACAGTAACACAAATCAGCTCTGGATACGAAGGAATCGATATGTCTGTAAGAGACGTAATGAGACCTGCTATTTTTGACTGGGCAGACTATGTAGCTCCAATCGTGATCAGTAAGAGAGAAGAATTAGAAAATTCTGGGGAAAAAGCGATTGTTAAAATTCTTGAAGCACGTATGAGATCGGTAATGACGATGCTTAGGAAGAATATAAATCGCCAGCTTCTTAGAGGAGATAGCTCTGTATTGACAAACCTCAATACTTTGAACGGTGCTGTTTCTGGTGGATTCTTGGAAGCAGAAACTGTAGCTCAACAAAAGTTGGCTGGTAACACTGTTGGTGGAATCTCTAAACAAGATTACCCAAATGCTACTGGTTGGTGTAACCAAGCTGTTACAGCTTCAGGTGCATTCGGTACTAACGGTATCAGAAAAATGCAAGAGCTTGCTATCAAGGCTGGATCTGTTGCTCCTATGGGAGAAATCCAAACTGTACTTCTTTCTGAACAAGCTATGGCTAACTATCGTAGAGCCTTGTTCCAACAAGAAAGATATATTAATGAAAAAACATTAGACGCTGGTAGAATGCAGTTGGCATTCGGTGGTGCTGTTGTTGAGCAAGACCTTGAACTTGGTTTTGACGTAACATCACAATCATTCCAAACTGCTAGTGCACCTACTACTGCTGCTCTTTCTGGTTACTTTATCAACTTCGATGCTATCAAATTGTGTATGCACAAAGACGCTGACTTCGCTCTTTCTGCTTTTGAGAATGTATCTGGTTCTACTGCTAGAGCTGCTCAGTTGTACGTTAAGATGCAGTTGATCGCTGATCACCTGGGTTCTTGTGGCGTTTTATTCGATGCAGACACTTACTAATAGGGGGTTATTATGTCAACAAATACATTAATTAATTATTTAGAATCTGGTTCTGGGGTTGATACCTCTAACAGAAATCAAACTGAATCATTCTTGGCTGGTGAAGCTATTGCTGAAGGTGCGTTGGTTGCTTTGGACTTGAGCCAAACTGATGCTGCTGATCAAATGCTTTTCGTAAAAGAATGTGATGCTACTGATGCTTGCCCTATCGGTGTAGCTTTGGCTGCTGCTGATGAAGGCGGAAAGGTTCGTGTTTGCATCAAAGGTGTAGTAGATATGAAAGTAGATGGTACTTCGGTAAACATCGCTGTAGGAGACGCTCTGTTTCCTTCTGCTGCTGCTGGTGTAGGTGCTGCTAAAACAGATGCTACAGGTGCTAACATTACGCCTTACGCTGCTGTTGCTTTGGCTGCTTCGACTACTGCTGAGAGCATTTCAGTTTACGTTTGTAAGAACTTCTAATTAAATTACTATAACGTAGTTCTTCAATAAGGGGGCTGGTGGCATTCGCTGCCGCCCCTTTTACTTTTTATTATATATAGGGAGGATCCTGCTATGAACCTAACTGCATTACGCCAGAAAATTAAAAACATTACTGACTACAGCCCAGAGCTGCAACAGTACAATGAACAGCTAGATGATCTTATCAACGACGCTTACTATTCTATCTATACTAAAAAGCGTTGGAACTTCACAACAAAGCTAGCTATCTTTGATTTTTATCCAGATATTACACCTGCAAGAGATAACGAAGGTATGCCCCTTGGTGCAGAGAAAACCATCACCATCGCATCTGGATCAAGAAAAGTTGTATTCTTTACTTTTGTAGACCGCCTTGTCTCTCAAAGAGATGTATGGGAAGGAGCTATAATTGAGCTGAACAACCAAGAATACATCATCAACTATATCGATGTCAGCGGAAACATACAGCTAACAGAAGAATACAGAGGCGAAGACCTCACAGATTCTACTGCTTGGAAAATTAAAAAAAGATACTATGACTTACCACAAGACTGCTCTGAATTGCTTTATGTAGGACACAGAGATTACCCATACACAACAGTATCTGGTATGTCTAATCCATACGGTAAATCTTCGGCTATTCTTCCTTCAATGGAAGAACGCCTTAATATGCGTGTAGACTACGATCAGCCTTACGCAGAGGCTTACATCAACAGTCCTACGGTACAGATTAAACCTGCAGAAAGATTAGAGATTAGAGACGGTGAGACTGGTACGCTACCAAACAATACCTACTGGGAATTCTGTTATGCGTTTGTTAAGGACGGTAAGATTGGGCCTTTATCAGAACCTTCACAGGTACACACACACGGTAACAACGGATCTGTAATTTTAAAATTTATGTCTTGGAATGATGAAGAGATATTCTCTGACGGTTTCTATGCAAACGACAAGACACCTACACAGTGGGAAGGTTATCGTAAGGTTATATTCTTTAATAAAAATCTAGACAGAAAGACTGGAGAACACAAAGGTCTACACTGTTGGGTGCAAGTAACGAAAGGTGGTTCTAGGGGTACAAACACTTACTTAGAGCCTTTGCTTGTATCTGATGAAGACTTTGAGGTTACAATCGATGACATAACCCAGTTGGATTCTGGAAATGAAAGATATATTGAAAGAGATGGGTTGCACCAACAAATTCGTTTTTATCCTCGTGTAAATGGATATGACATTGAGCTACCTAGGAAAACAGACTTTGCTATTATTACACAGTTCCACAACTACGTAAGACAGGGCATTATGCGTTATATGAAGAAACCACAAGATCTTCTTCTAGGAACAGATGTACCTGATATGCCTGTTGAATTCCATCAGCTTATTGTCTACAAGGCTCTAGAAGATATCTATCTAAAGCTAGGTCAGATTGATATGGCTAGGATTTATGAAAAGAAATACGAAACCGAAGTGAAAGGTTTAGAGAAAAGATATGTAGATAAGATTGACTTCCAAGTACAGAGAGGACAGTTTTCTATGGGACAACGCTCTGCTCGCTTTGATATTTCGAATCTACACTATAGAGGGTAATTATGGCTATCAAGGGTGCGAAGACAAAAACAATAACAGCATTAGGTGTTAACGGATCTTTATCCGCTACACCCCAGTATGCTTCTGAGATTGTAGATTTAAGATTTGATTCTAACTTAGGTGCTTGGATCTCTGACAGGTCATTACAGCCTTACTGGAAATTTCCTAATAACTTTGTAAAGCCAACAGCTACACCTGCCTTCTACTTCGACGAGAAAGTAGATTCTTTTTATTTTTGGAAAAGACCTGGTTCTGGAGAAGTTTACATCTTTGTTGAGCAAGCAGGGACCTTATATTATTTCTTTGGAAACAAAGGACAAGGTACTTCTTACACAGGTACATACTATGAGAACGATATACACACTGTAGATGATAAGAGACATATACCAAAAGCAGGTGAAGCAGGTACACAATATATTCCTTACGGATCTAAGCTACTTATTATCAACGGCTATGACAAACCTATCTGGTTTGGTGGTAACGGTAACTGGAGAGATTTTTCTTTTACTTTCCCTGCACCAGATATTTTTCCTGCAAATGTTCAAGCTAACTACCAGCAAGGAGAAGAACTAGAATATGGTACAGGTGCACCTTGGTTTAGTACTAGCTCTACGCTTGGCTTAGGGGACATTGACCACACTTTAAACCAGTACGGCTATAGAATGTCTTGGATCACTGAAGACGGTGCTGAATCGCCTCTCAGCTCCCCTTGGTACGAAGTGTGGAGGGTCCCTGATAATTCTGGAACTGCAGAATATAAATATGGAATTTATCTAGAACTACCTTTTGCTCCCGAAGGTTGTGTTGCTCGTAGATTGTACAGAACAAAGAATATGAAAGACAGCAAAGACACGACAGGTGAATTCTTCTTTCTAAAAGAAATAAAAGAAAATTCTTCTGAGATGTACATTGACTATATGGGCGACACCTTCCTAGTCTCTCTAGCTCCCAGTGCTACGGCATCATCGATGATTCGCTCTGATTATGCTTACGGTGAAAACTGGGATGGGCGTGTTTGGTTAGCTAAGGGAGACACAGTAATCTATTCTGATAAGGGAATACCTGAGCAATTTGCAGCTACTTCTTACTTTGATCTAGGTAATACAGTAGGTGGTAAGGTTACGCAGATAAAGGCTTACTATAATAATCTAATTATATTTAGAGAGAATGCTGTTAACATTGTAAGACCGAATGGATCTGGCGGCTATACATTCTCTACAGTATCGACTTCTATTGGTACTGTTGCTTCAAATGCTATACAGTTTGTACCTAGACTTGGACTTACTTTTGTTACTGTTGATGGTATCTATTCCTTAACAGGTGGATTTGATGGTGGCTCTAGAATAGAAATTAAAAAAATATCTGATGCTGTAAACGAAGAATGGAAGACTTGTAACGATGCAAGCATAGCAAGGGTAACATCTGCTTATTCTGATGTAGAAAAAGAACTTTGGATTCATTACCCTGCTGACTATTCCACAGTTCCTTCTAGAGGGATTGTAATTCATACGGATATGCAAGAACCCCAGTTCTCTTTTAGAAAGGCTTTAAACCCCATTAACGACAACCTATGGACCTTTAACAGACTAGGTGTAGATGAGGTTGGTAGATTTATTGTTGGATCTTCTCCTAACTGGACAGATGATAATAATATAGATTCTAGAACTACCCTGTTCGGACCTCTACACGTTTGGTGTGCTTCTCATTTCCACGGTCAAACAGCTACCATCACTAGTAATGTCGATGGAACAATTACTTACCAAGTTGCTCAAGTTCTCTCTACTAAAAAGTCTTGGGAATCTTCTTGGATAGAATTCGAAGGAGCAAAGGTAAGGGTGTTTTCTGTAGAAGTTGACATCATAGCTTGGGGTGATGTAGAGATGAAAGTAGCTTGGTATGCAGATCACTTTCTAACAGACAACGAAACCAAACCTCAAAAGCAAGCTTATTCAGATTATGTTTTTACTAAAGAAGAACCGCCCGTATCTGTCGGCCCTGCAGGGGCCAATGGTGTTACCAACAATCCTTTTATTGTAGGTGAAAGCCTGATACACGGTCACAGAAAAATTACTTTAAGATTTGACGTAAACACAGGACTTGTAGGTTCGTTTAAGTTCAAGTTGCTAGGCGAGATACTAGATCCATTTACCGTGGTTTCTTACCGTCTAACTACTTCTTCTGAAGCTATCAAGCCGCTGAACCAGTCGATCAATCTAAACGCAGGATCACCAAGATGAAGAAATTTCCTAAAAAACTACAGTGGGACTACACACAAGTTGTACCCGAAACATTCAATGAGAATGTTGAACACTATGCAGGAGAGCTTAATGGCGGCTTAGATTCTACTAATCTGCCTGTAGATTCTCTTAGCTTTAAGAAGTTTGAGCCAGTAACAATCACAGATCTCTCCGCTGGAGATGTAAAAAAGTTTAAGTGGGAAGCAGCTACGCAAACTTACTATGAAAGCACTAAGTATCAGAACTTAGATTCCGATACAACTTGGCACGATACCATCATTGATTTAGATTTAAAAACTTATAATTGGGGAAAGAACTGGAACAAGCTAGAAGCGATAGGGCAGTTTGACGATATCTTTATCCAAGACCAAATGGTTGAGGGGATGTTGTCAGGATGTGCGAGAATAAACTTTAGGCACGGTGTCAATGTAGTGACCTACATTTCTGGAGAAACAACGCTACACGCTCAAACAGGCTTTGACTGGTGGACTAGATGGGGTGTATTCGTAAATGATGTTCTTGTAGCAGAATCTGGAGAATGCTATCCAAGAGGAGAAAATTTAGTAATTCCTTTTTCTATTCCTGTTGGTAGTCAGAAAGTAAGGATAGATATTCGCTGGAAATCTATTACATCAAATGCCCTTAACACACCATCATACACAGATAATCCAACCACACCTTTAGAGCTGTGGTCTGCTGGTATCTGGGCAAGAAATACATATAGGTAGGGAACTATGGGAAAAGTAAACGGAAAACATTTTAAAGAAGGTGATGCACCTACTGCTACAGAGCTAAACGAAGTTTATGTTGCTGTAGAGAATATGGATATAGACGGTGAAAACACTGATGCTAATTGGGCTACAAGAGAACACTTCGATAGAGATGTAGGCTCTGAAGAACCAATGAACAGATTATTTAATTTTCAAAGATTTGAAACTTCTGCATCTTATGTTTGTACCTCTGAGACTTGGCAAACCATATCTATGAATGGTGGAGAACAAGCGTACATCGACATAGATAAGCAGGCAGTGAATACATCGTTACTAAGGGTACACTGGGATCTTCTAGTAGGAGAACTTAGCTTTACCGATCCAGGTAATGACGTACAAGCAGGGTTTGATTATGGCTTTAGAATTAAGGTAACAACAACTTTGGGTACAGAATATATAGCTCCAGGAATTTATTCTTTTTCTAACAGGTCGATAGAAACTGATTCATCTGCTATCAATACCGATGGTATCCAGTGGAGATCTTGTTCTGGTACAGAATTAATTTTAATTTCTCCTCTCGATACTGTAGAGAGGGTAGAACTGCAAGCGGTTATCGGTGACGCTAGTCATCAGTCTGTAGAAGTAACAAGATACAATATAAATGTTGTACTAGCGAGGTCATAATGTCTACATATACACAACCAAATCAATATACAGATACTAGCGAATTAAGAACGCAGCATCTGCAAAACAATGAAGAATCTTTAAAAGATTTCCTTAACCAAGAGATTGTAGCTGGAGATATTGATGGTTTGTCCTTAGATAAGTCAGATATAGCTTTGGGTAGGTTCTCTCCACTAGAGGGTGCTTATTCTTTTGAAACTGGAGAAGTAGTAGGTTCTGCAGAGCTAGCCAATTACACCAACAGGTCATACCAAACTTCTACAACTAAAAATAATTCTCAGACAGATCCGCTGGTAAAAGATTGGCAAGACATCACAAATTCAGGATGCAGGGTACACGTAAAGCAAGACGGAGCAAAGTGTCTACTTACAATGTATCTTCACTATTATGTACAAGGAAATGAAGCTCCCACTTCCTCAAAAGGACCTGGTAATGGTCTTTGGCAAAATGAAATTATTATTACTTATACCAGAGGGGTAGATAGCAAGAGATTCTTTCTAGGTAATGTTACAGACAACTACGCATTTGATCCAGCAGGTTCTACGTCAGATACTTTAGATCCTTGGGCTGGAGATCAGATGGCATCTTATAGATCTATTATGACAACAGTATCTGTAACCTTAGATGCAGGAACTTATAACTTTACAGCTTCAGTAGATCCTCATAATGAAGTAGCTTATTGTTCTGTTAAGTCTATGACAGCAGAGGTCTTCTATGTATAGTCAGGACCTCTTGGGGAGGTCCCTCTCTAGTAGCTCTTCCCTAAGTTACCCTATTGGTATAACCCTTTACAAATCAGTATTTATGACAGGAGATGAATTATGGATCCTATAACATTGTCGGCATTAATTGCAGCAGGTGGTTCAGCTATTGGTGCTATACCTCAAGTGGTTCCTACCTTGGCAGAGAAAGAATTAAAAAAAGATTATAAGAAACTGCAACGCAGAGAAGAACTTGGATTGCTTGGACTTACACCTGAAGAAAGGCGTGTAATGGAAGGTCAAATGCAAGCTAAGACTTCTCAGACGCAAGCTTTAGCAGAACAACAGCGTAAACAGATTATGGCTGGTGGTGGTATGGTACAAGGTGGTCAACAACTACTTCAAGATACCCTTCAACAAGAATCTGCAGATCGTATGGCTGCAGAAGCAGATAGAAGAATAGCCGAGCAAAATCTTTTGAAAAAGCAACAAGAAGAACAAATGCTAAGAGATATGGAAGCTGCCTTATCAGAACAGCAAATGCTTAGAAGAGAAGCTCTAGCTTCTCCTTTTGTTGCAGGTTCACAAGCCGCTGTAGCATCTATGGCTCCATCTCAAGGTCTTTACGGTGGGTTTGGTTCTCCAAATTATGCACAGATGATATCTCAGCAATACAACATTCCTTTGGATGATGCTCAGAAGATTCAGCAGAAGATGATGCAATCAGGCCAAACTGAAATGTTAAATTATTTTATGCTAGTGAGGTAGAGAACTATGGCTATACAAGGCGTTAAAGGTGCACCAGGTACGGTGTATGTTATTAAAGGGAACGTAGACCCTATGACTTTGGGACAGCAGTTTGCACAAACTGTTTCTCAAGCAAAGTACAAACAACTGCAGATGGCTCAAGAAGCAGCCAAATTGCAGTTACAGTCCGATATGAAGGCTTACGAACTTAAGGTAAGACAAGGGTTAGCTACATACGAAGATGAACTTAGACTTGCACAACAACAAGAAAAAATAAGACTTGATCAGATTCAAGACCTGACAAGATTAAGAGAAAAAACAAATAGAGATCTTACTAAGATGAAGATCGAAGCAGGTACTACTACTGTTGGTGGTGGCGGTGGAGGTTCTTCAACAACTACAAAGTTAGATCCAAAGCAAAGAGAACTGGACAGAGCTACCAAAGATAAAGGTGAATCTGACAGACTTATCCAAGCTATTGATGATAAATTAAAAGATCCTACACTTCCCCCTGCTAGAAGACAGCAATTGGAAGGACAGAAAACAGCACAGGGAGAAATCTCTACTAAACTTGGCACAGGTATTGAGAAACTTGAAGGTGAAGGATACACACCTTTTGCTGGTAGAACAATAGAAACCACAAGATCTTCTTCTGGTTCTGGTAGACAAAAGAAGTTGTCGAAAGAAGCCAAGGCTGCTAGAGATGCAGAAATAAAAAGATTAGAAGATTTGCTAGGTGAAACCACTACAAAGATTTCTACTTTAGAAGTTGCTGAAACCCAAAGACCAACAGCACCAGACTTCGGTCCTGCTCCTACTATGGATCTCACTGGCAGAACTAGAATGGAAGGGGCTAGACTGCGTGGTGCACCTGCTCCCCCACCTACGCGTACTGACTTTGATATGGGATCACAGGCTGGACAAAGAGAATACTTAATGTCTTTCTTGGAAGAGCCAAAGGGTTCTATGCCTCCAAGACTTAGCCAAGGTCAGGCACAAGAATTCTTTGCTACTGGTATGAAGCCTGAAGAATATGACCTCAGAGAACAAATGAGAGGTGATGTCTCTATGAGAACAGAACCTTTAGGAAGTTTTTCTCCTGCACTAGAACCTACACCTCTAGAAGATTCTCCTGCTATTATGGAACCTACTGCTGGCCCAGCTCCAATGGACTTGCTACAACAACCTGCAGGCTCTATGGACGTAGGGCAACCACTTCCGTTTGCACAAGCACAGCAGTTAGGAAGAACTGTACCTCCTACACCTCCAGAACCTATACCAGATCCGTATGCTCAAAGAAGACAAGAATTTGAAGCTATGGGTTTGTCTATTGATGAACTAGCTGCACCCCCAAGTACCCCTCAAGGTCAGCCTGTGACTATGGATAAGACTAGACAGCAGAAAAGAGATTCCGCAGCTATCGATACTATCTCTTCAGGTATGGCAATAGCCGAAGAAGATTTAAGTGCAAAGGTAAATGCCGAAGAAAAAACTGAAACAACCAAGATGGTGTTATCACTATACAATCCACCCAAAGATACCTCCAAAGATAAGAGAGACCAGCTTTTTACAAATGCGTATAGAGAGCTGGAAGTGTTCTATAAGGATAAGCCTGAGAAGATGAAGGAAGCACAACAGCTATTAGTTGCTTTGCATTTTATGAACGAATAGGGGTGAATTATGCCAACGCCAGAAGAACTGGAATTAGAAAGAAAAAAGAAAGCCTTAGAAGCCCAGATCCTTGGAGGATATGCAGATAGAGAGATACAAGAAAACCAGTATGGTATTCCTACAATGTCTTCTATCTTGGGTAATTATTATTATTCTCCTTCTGCCCCAGATCCTTTGCTGTCAGGTTTAATTCCTAACGAAACAGAAAAGCAAACGCTTATTGGTCAGCTTGCTGATTTAAAGACGCAACAAGAGATGCAAGCCATGATAGATTCTGGCATACCTGCATCTTCTATTAGCTACGATAGCATCTACAATAAGTTCGACAAAGAGATTAGAGAGACTTATGTAAAGCCACCTACTACTGCTACCTTTGGTGACTTTGCAGAAAAGACTGCACCTGCAGAATTTTTAGGTGTAGATATTCCTGCCGCTCCTCCTATTGAAACAGCTACAGGTCAGCTGCCTTCTCTCACTGGTGCTGTATCTCCACTTAGACCTCAGCAGTTCTCTAGTAAAAAGTCAGATACAAGATTGGACAGAGACGGATTGTACAATGCTGTCATAACTGCTAATCCTAATATAGACTTTGATAATGCACAGACACAAGTAGACGCTATTGAAGAAGCTTACTTTCGTTTGTTGCCCCTATCAAAAGGTACTGATGATGCACTTAGAAAAGCACTTGATGAGATAGCAGCAATAGATTCTGCTCCTACATTTGAACCTGCAAAAACCGAACTACAAGATAGATTCTCTGAAGATACTGTTGGTGCATTTGAATTGCAGGTAACAGGTAACAAAGGGCAGGTTAAGGACTACACACCAGCACAGATGGCTTACGTTAAGAAGACCATTGAGAAGCCTTATTATAAGTTTTTTTCTGAGAACAGAGAGAAGATTGGCGAAGAAGAAGTAGATTTGGTTAGCTTCCCTATTGGCGGTACTGCAACTGGTACTGTGCCAAGAGAAGTATTTGATTATCTTACAAACACAAACCCAAAGACTACAAGAACGCTTATATCGCCACAAGCAGACCAAGCTATTAGAAATGCTGGTGGTGTATCTATGTCAGCTGGTAGAGGTACATCAAATAGTATCAGCCCCACTATGGGTGGTGCTTTAACTTCTGTTAGAGCTATTAATGAATTTGGTGATCCTAATGCTTGGTTTCTTGACCCTGCTTTAAAAGCAGATATCAAAGCTAATCCCGACAAGTATGTTGTTGAAGGTTTCTTCACTGACATGGACTATATGGGTAAGCAGGCCGAGACTTCTAAGAATTATGTTTTTCGTATGGGTATGGCTCCGCTAAACGTATTGGCTGTAGCTGTACAAGAAAACGTGATTGAGCCTGTTCTAGAACCTGCTGTAGAAACCGCTATGGGTGTAGGCTTTGAAGTTGCTGCAAAAGCTGGTTTGATCGAAGAAGCTGATTACTTTACAACAGGATTATCTTCTTTTATTCCAGAATTTGCTGGCGGTGAACCATCTACACTGGGTATGGCAAGAAGAAAGGGTAGAGCAGAAGCAACACCTGACTACGCAGATTCTTCTTATATGGCTTCGATAGCACTTAACAAAGGGCTTACAGGTGAATTCCAAGACGTATCTAACGCTCTTGGATTAGAAGGTTGGCAAGCCGCTGTAGTTGTTGGTGGTGGTTTAGCTGGAGATATTCTGTCACCAGACTTTGGTGTTTTGATTGCTGGATCAAAAGCCCTCAAGGGCGGTAGTCAAATGTACAAAGCACAAAAAGTTCTAAATACTTCTACAGACGCAAAGGCTGTAGGTGAAGTTTTAAAAGCAGCAGGTGGTTCTGGACTAAATGCTTTTGCAAAAGATGTAAACTTTATTACACATATGCCAATTGTAGGTAAGCCACTAGCAAAGAAAGTAATTAAAGCTACTGATGATTACGGAGATATCAGATCTCTTGTAGGTGCTAAGACTGCCAGAGAACTAGAGGCTTCTAGAACTGCGGCTAAAGGTCAGATTCCTAACCCTGATACTAAGTACGCTAAGTTACTAGATGAACACATTGCTAGAACTGGTGATGACGTAACTGAAGCATCTAAAGCAGTTGACGAAAAAATGTTTGGAAATGCAAAGCAATCCAAATTAGAACACGATGCTACCCAAAGATACCTTGACGAAGTAGCGGACGAAGGCTTTGACTTTGCTGAGCAAGCATTACTAGACAACCCTAGGGTAAATAAAGAATTGCTTGATAGGATTGCCACATCCAGAGGAACGAGAATTGCTAGAATGGGTCCTGATGAACTAGCAGATGTACAAAAACTTGTAGACTATCACTACGCAAGGTCTTCGGTTTTTGAAGCAGCACCTGGCCTAAGAGGTTTAGATGGTGTAAAAGCAGTAACCAGAAAGACCTTTACCCATCCAGCAAGAGAAGCTGAGCTTTACGCAGAAGCAAACAAATCTCCACTATCACAATATCTTTCTCAAATTTATCACGGAAGAAAGCAAACCATAGATACACAAGGTGTTTTTGGTAAGTGGACAGCTCCCATACGTAGGGTGTTTGCAGGCGATGTAGTACCTGCAAGAAAGATCGGTATTGATGCCGAGAGAATATCAGCATCAAAGTCACAGATGGCAGAACTGGGTGGGTATGCTGAAGCACCAAAGCCGCAAAAGTTTTTCTATTTAGAACCTGAAGATACCGATGCTTTGAATATGCTGCTCTTTGATGCCAAAGCACAGAACAAATTGGGTAACATTGAATTCAGAAACATTCTTGATAACTTGAAAGATGGCAAGTTGTACTTCGAAGATTTCAATAGACTAAAGGGTATGACCATAGACGATGCAGCTATGAATCTGCAAAGAGGGGTATACACCACAGCAGATATCTCTAAGTTACCACCAAAGATGCAAAGAAAGTTTCTTGATGCTCCAGGTGTAAGGGATGATGGTTTCTTTGTAGAATTCTTTGGATCAGGAAAAGATTACATAGCAAAAATGGCAGAGAGAGCTAGAAAGAATAGTGTACCTGAAACAGCTACACCAGACGCTGCTACCTTTGAGCAGCGTAGATTATTCGAGGAAGTAAAACAAGAAGCCTCAGCTATGGATATCCAGCTTAGAAATACCATAGACGGATTGAGAAGCAAAGGCAAGTCAGCAGAAGAATTAAGAGAATTGTATGGCTTAGATCCTAAAGTTATTCCTACATCAGAGGAAGCTCTTGGTGCTGCTATTGTTGGGCCTAGATCA